AGGCATCGGTGGTCAAGTTGGTGGCGCTCAAGCAGGAGCAATGGACGCCGCACAACGAGCCAGAATGCAGACACAAATGGCAGGACAAGATCTTCGTTTTTCTGGTGACATGGGTAGAAGCACAGCGATGCAGGGCATTGCTGGTCTTGCAGGGACAGGCGATCAATTTGACCCATCAAGCGTTGGCCAGTTCATGAGTCCGTTCACGCAGAATGTCATTGACGCTCAGCAAGCAGAGATTGCACGTCTAGGCGAGAAGCAAAAGATTGGCGCCCGCGACCAAGCGGTGCGTGCTGGTGCGTTTGGAGGCTCTCGTGGAGCCATAGCGCAGGCCGAGATAGACAGAAACACTCTGCAGCAACAAGCTAAGACTGGCGCCGAGTTGCGCTCACAAGGATTCCAGCAGGCTCAACAGGCTGCTCAGCAGGCGTTTGAGCAGGCACAAGGGCGTAGGCAGCAAGCTGCTCAATTAACCGGCTCTCTGGGCCAAGCAGGCGCTCAGACAGGCATCAGTGCTGCATCACAAGCAGCAAACCTTGGCCTGAGTGCAGAGCAACTCGCTCAGCGTGGCGCCCTTGAAGGTGGTCAGCTTGGGCTTAGCGGGCTGACTTCTCAGGCAGACATCGCTCAGCGTGCCGCGCAGATGGGTATATCAACTCAAGAGTTGGCTGGCAGGCTTGCACAGCAAGGTGGCGCCCTTGGCTTGCAAGCACAACAAGGTATTGGCGCTCTAGCAGGGCAGCGTGCAGACATCGCCTCTGGCTTAGCAAGAGACTTCCAGTCTGGCCAGCAGCTTGGCTCTGGCATATTTGGAGATCAAATGGCGCGTCTGCAGGGTGCTGCAGGCGGTATGGACAGACAGACTCGTGGCGCCCTGGGTGACGCAATGAATGCGTACCAAATGGGGCAACAAGGGCTTCGCGCAGGCGCTCAAGGTATTGCTGGTCTTGGTCGCCAAGGCTTCGATATGCTCACTAGCCAAATTGGAACGACGGCTGGATTGGGCGCGACTGGTCGAGGAATACAAGATCGAGCGTTTACCTCTGACTACAGAGCGGCTACTCAAATGGCTGATGAACCGTTCATGAGGCTGCAGCGCGGCTTTAACGTCCTTGGCCAAGGCGCTCCGTTCATGCCTAGCTACACCACTGGGTTCGGCTCTGGCCAGCAGGGGGTTGGAACTTATCAACAGCCTAATACCGCTGCTCGGTTGGGAAGTGCCTTGTCCTTCGGGGCGCAATTCATGCCTCCATCAGACATTCGATTGAAAGAAAATGTTATGAAGGTTGGCGAGGTTGAGCCTGGTGTTGGATGGTACACATGGGATTGGAATGATACTGCCAAGTCCATGGGTATTAATGCGCCAACTGAGGGCGTAATGGCTCAAGAGTTGATGAAGGTTAACCCTTCAGCCGTGCATAAAGCTGAAGACGGATACTACCGTGTAGACTACTCAAAGGTTAACCGCCAAGAAGCGGAGGTTCAGTAATGTACGAAGATCCAATGAACAGGCCTATGTTTCAGACACCACAGATGCGCGAAGGCGGCGGCATCATGGCAGGCGTTGCGCCTATTCGTGGGTATGCGGATGGTGATTTTGTTGATTCTGCAACAGGAATGCTTCAGGACGCGCTTCAAGGATTTAGAACGCTTGTTACAGATCCTAGGGAGGCTCTATCACCAGAAGCTGTTCAACAACTTGAAAGTTTGTCTGAAGCAGAGGCTATTGGTTTGGCTGAAGCTGGACAACTTAGTGAGGCTGCACTTCTTACATTGATGTCGATTCATCCAGTGCTCAGAAGGCTTAAAGGCTTGAAGCCAAGAGCGAAGCCTGAACCTCGTCGGGGATTGACAGCAGAGCAACAAGCCGAAGGACTTCCTAAAAAAGCAGAATTTCCTTTAACCGCTCAACAACAGGCTGAACATCTTGTTAAGCCTAGACCAACGCCAAAAACTGTCGCTTCAAAAAAAGACGCTCCTGAAGAACCCACTCCGGGTGCAGTTGCTCGTGCCAAAGATGCCGTTTCATCAGCAACGTCAAGGGTAACAGGGCCAATAAGGACTACAGGCCGCGTGATAAAAGGCGCTGGAAAATTAGGTGCTGGAGCTGCTGGGGCTGCGGCTGTAACAGATTTGACAACTGGCTCAGATTATTTGAGCACAGGTCTGTCTGCCGCTCTTGATGCGGCCTTGAAGGCAGGAAGGATTACTAAAGAAGAATACGATAAGTTCATGGCAACGCCAGAAATCAGTGCGTTTTCAGAATTTCTATCTGGACCAGAGGCGCCTAAAACTCCTGCCTCAACGTCAGGCAAAAAAGGTGGTGGAACAGGCGGTGGAACGGGTGGTGGAACAGGCGGTGGAACGGGTGGTGGTACAAAAACAAAGCCCAAAACTTTCCTTGATATGCTGAAAGGCGCGGGCACTCAGTTCAAAGATTTCTTGCAAGATCCTGCCAACCAATACGCCCTTGCCAAAGCCGGGCAAGCAAGTGAGGGCATAGCGCCTAGAAACTTTGCAAGCGACTTCGCTTTGGGCAAAGAAGAGTACAAGCAGCTTGAGGCGCAGAGAGAGAAAGGCACTGCGCTTGAAGATAACCTCAAGCTTCTAAAGGAGTTGAAACCAGACGCAAGTGTTGATGAGTTGCTTAATTTGCTGTTAAGCAAAGACACCGCAAGTGACCAGCTTCAGAGAATGGAAGATCGTGTTTACTCTTTGTTTTCTGATTTAAGCAGAAAGGAAATGAACGCTGCCCGTGATACTCAAGATCTCATGAATGAAGCTAGAGCAACTGTTTATGGAAGCATGGGTTTAGGCGTCCCTCCAACAGCCAGCCAAGGCGAAACAATAGATCTTGAGCCTGTTCAATAATGATCACTGTAAGGTTGCCTGATGGCAGATCTGTAAATGTAAATACAAGTGATCAAGAAGTTGCCAGAAGGACTGCCAAAAAATACCTAGATGAAAACCCACTAGTAGAACGTGGCGCTCAGCTAGGCGAAGAAGACGTATCTGCGATAGGTGATATCGGCAGAGGTATTGGTGCCGGTCTTGTCAGCGCGACAGAGGGCATCGCTACATTGCCCATGGAGCTTCTTGGATCAGAAGAAGAAAGCATCCAGACCGTAAGAAACTTCTTTGATAAGTACAAACCAGAAACACAGACCGAGGTGGGCAAGGCTGCGCGTTTCATTGCTCAGTTCGCGGCCCCTGGTGGAATCGCTGCCAAAGCCGCAAAAGGTTTGGGATCAGTGGGCAAGCTTGGCGCAACAGTCAGCGCAGACATAGCTGCTACTACACCAGACGTTGAGACACTCGGTGACTTCTTCGAGGCTGGGCCCACCAAGCGGATAGATACTTCTGACCTTGATGGCGCTGAGCTTGCAGCAGCCAATCTTTCCAATCGCCTGCGTGTAGGTGCAGAGGGGGCCGCTGTAGTGCTTGGTGTGCCCGCTATCGCCAAGCTTGGAGCTAAGTCCGTTGGTGCAGGGCTGGATGCATTCGCCGGTACAGACTTTGCAAAAGCTGCGGCTCAAGCGATTAGAGATCCAGAGACGCCATTTAGTGGTGTTGGTGTAAAGCCAGACCTTGAAAACCCTACGTTCATGCAAAGGCAGGTGCAGCGTCTTCAGAAGGTTGGCCGTAAATATTTAACCATGCAGGGCGAATTGCCAGATAGATTCACGGCTCAATACGACGCCCTGCGTGTATCACAGATAGCCGCTCAGAACTCTCAGGCAAGACAATCTGTTGAGCAGATAGAGAACGCACTGTCTTTTGCAAACAAGAACCAAGGGCTATTCAACAACCAAGACAGGTCAAGAATTCTTGACACATTGAATGACTTCTTGTTTGCAGAAAACGCAGACATGAGGCCAGGAGGTCTTTCCAGAGAAGCCATTCGTAACAACGCGGCAAGAGAACTTAAAGAAGTTAGCGACATAATTTCTCAGAACGCGCCAAAAACTTTGTTTGGCAACAAGAAAGAACTGACCCTGTTCGATTCCGCAACCAACTTCAGAAATCAGATTGATGGGTTAAGTGATTCTGTAAAAGATATTTTGGCGGACGGCCTTCAAAGCGGAGAAAGCAAAAAATCGTTGCTTGATGCTATCGGGGCCAACAAAGAGTTCTATGGTATGCGCCTTTACCGAGCGACAAGAGAACCAGGGTACATAGACAGCATTACGCCAGAGCAAACAAACCTTGCGGTAAAAGAACTGGTTGAAACAAGCAAAGGTTTAGATGAGGCAAATGTTCTTGACGAAGCTGGAGCCATGGAGCTTTTGAACGACATGGTTCAAGGAAACTATAACAACGCCCTTGTTAAGCCCAGAGATGTTGTTGATACGCCAACGCTCAAAGGCGTGTCTCAAGGAATGTTGAAGGCTAGAAAGCTTGATGATCTTCCTGCGGTAAGAGACTTCCTTGGTGAGTACACAGGCGCAAAGGACGTTATGATGCGCTTCCGCCCTGAACGAGTCAGGGTTAGAGACATGGGTGAACAAGAAGCTGGCCTGCGAACCAAGATGGTTGAAACCGTTGACATCATGTCAAAGCACATCGCAAAGGCCAACTATTACAATAACTTAATCAAATACAACGACAACCTGCCAGATGGCGCTAAATTTATATTTGATACGATCCCACCTGATGGCATTGGTAAATACTCAAGAATAGGCTCAGAAGCTGGCAGTGCCTTGAGTGAAATCACCCCTAGCCAGAAAGCCAGATTTGGTCGTCTTGCAGGCAAGTACATAAAGAACGATTACAAAGCTGCGCTTGAAGGCAACAGCGAATTGTTTGATCTGTCAAAAGGAAGCATACCTTTGTATTCAACCTTCTTGGGCTTGAAGGGTATGTCTCAACTAGCCAAGACTGTTTACAGCCCTATCACTCAGATCAGAAACGCTACAACTGCGCTTTTCTTTGCGCTTGCTAATGGCAACGTTGGCGGTGCCGATTCTTTTGCAAAGGCTTTTTCAACTGTATTCAGCAATCTTAATCAAAGATTAACTAGCCCAGGCAAAGTACATGCGACTCTGAAAGAAGCACAAGATCATTACAACGACATGATCGAACTTGGTGTGGTCAATACAAACGCCAAGGTTGGTGAGTTTGAGTCCTTACTCAATGATGCAGCCGAAGGCACAGGCCTTGGTTCTGGCGTGACTGGCAAACTATTTAAGAAAGCCCAAGGGATGCAAAACGGTTTTGCCGCCAAGCTATACCAAGCATCTGATGACCAATGGAAGGTATACAGCTACGAGATGGAGCTTGGCCGTCTTGAAAATATATTTGCTAAGAACCCAAACACCGCACTGCCTGTGTCTGACCCCAGAAACTTCACGGAGTTTGGACCGGTAATAAGGGCATCTGACTTAACGCCAGATCAGCTTAAACTTGCCATGAAGCGAGAAGCTGCAGAGATTGTTAAGGACACTGTGCCAAACTATTCTCGCGTACCTGAGTTCATCAAGCGATTGCGTCAAATGCCGTTTGGAAACTTTGTTGCCTTCCCTGCTGAGATGATCAGAACAAGCTCTAACATCCTTGGGCGTAGCATAAAAGAAATTGCAAGCGAGTCGCCAGAGCTTAGAGAGGTAGGCATGAGGCGGCTAACTGGACTTATGGCAGTCAATGCGGCCATACCTCTTTCTCTGCAAGCTGCTGGAACAATTCTTACTGGCGCAGATCAAGAACAAATCTATGCCTACAAACGATCAATGGCAGCGGACTGGGATAGAAACTCAACACTGATACCGCTTGCCACGGACAAGAACGGGAAAGTCACAGACTTCTATAACTTCTCGTACACCAACCCATACGACTATGTCGGCAGGCCTGTTGCTGCTGTTTTCAACGCCGTAAACAATGGTATTACAAAGGAAGCAGATCTAAGCGAAATAGCTTTTAATGCGTCATGGGATGCAGGCGCAGAGTTCTTCTCGCCATTCATGAGCGAATCCATCATTACCGAAAAGATTGTTGACCTTGCGCGTAACAGCACAACGTTTGATCGTCCAATTTATAGAGAACAAGATACTCTGGGCACAAAAATTGGCAAAGGTTTCGCTCACCTTGCAGACGGTATAATGCCTGGGATCAGCCCAGTTGATGTGACAACGAGTCCCACATCTTTCATGCCTTTTTCTGTGTCGTTAAGTTTAAGAGACTTTCCCAAAGCAGTTGCATCTGTTGCAACACAAGACGCGAAGCTTGGTGTTACCAAACAGGGTTATAGATTAGACCCAGTACAAGAATTTACAGAAGCCTTGACTGGCGTCAAAAGCATCAAGCCTCGTGTGGATCGAGTACTTTACTATCGTGCGCTTGAGGCAGGGAAAAACGTCCGTGATGCTGGCGGTATCTTTAACCAGGTGGCAAAAACTCGTGGCAATGTCGATGCAGAAACCACCACTCAAGCTTTCATTACTGCAAACGAACAGCGTTTCAAGGCGCTGCGCGACCTGAACATGGCGATTGAAGACGCCAAAACGCTTGGGCTTTCTACTACTGAAATAATCAAGCCATTAAAGGAAGCCAAAACACCAAACCTAGGCATGGTCATGGCGGGTCGATTCAAAGCATTCTTCCCAAGCGGCGAGACAATAAGCATTGCTTTGCGCGGGAACGAAGACAAGCTTTCTAATCCTTTAGACTTTGAGGCTATTGGTGAACAGTTCGCTCAGTTCCAAGGAGCGCCGCTCAGACCTCAAGCACAGGCCGCACAAGAGGCTGCTGCACAACCTGCACCTGCACCACAGGGTGCGCCTCAAAGCGGGCCAGCACAGCCAAGCACAGCGCCTGTTGCACCTCAGATGCCATCCCTGTTTAATCGTGCATCACAGTTCCTGCGCCAGCAGGAAGAAGAGAAACTGATGGGCGGTAGTTGATGTGATCCCAAAGCGGGCACCAAAGAAAGGCAAGAGCAAGTACTTCGCAAAGAAGACTGAGTACGACGGCATTGTCTTTGACTCCAAGCTTGAAGCGGCGCGATACAAAATACTCAAGAGATACGAGGCCACAGGTGAACTGACAGACCTCGAGGTCCAGGTGGACTTCCCGTGCAGGATCACAGTGGACGGCGAAGACAAGAAGATCTGTTCATACATCGCAGACTTCCGATACAAGCGCGATGGCGAGGTGGTGGTAGAGGACGTGAAGGGCGTAGTTACCCAAGTGTTCTCGCTCAAGAAGAAGCTTGTCGAAGCCCTCTACCCCGGCACCAAGATACTGATCGTCAAAGATCCAAGAGACTGGGACTAGAACGGAACCTTGCGCTCATCGACGTTGTCCAGATAGCTACCTGGGAAGTCACGTCGCACGCTTTCACCAGTCATCATTAGCCCAGCATCAAAGTTTGCTTTTGATAACTCACGAATTTCTGTGCTGCTGTAGTGGTACTCACCCGTCACCTCAGATGTTGAGTTGTAAAATTCCATGACCCCAACCTGATAAGCCACAGAATCGTCTGTGCTTTTACCAGGTAGATGGTTCGCGTTCACAAGTTCTGGTATCCACAGGTGGTCTTTGCACCCAAGCTTCTGCTCTTCCAATGGGACAGCCCTGTTGCTTCGTGAGCAATACCAAACTGCACCATTTGATTCGATTAACGGTTTGACGTTCTTGCAGTTCCTGCAGTTGACTGATTCCGGCAGACGGCGCCCGTAGTAGATGTCACGGTACAGGTTGGACTCATTCTTCATGCGCCAGTCCTTCTCAGACATGCGTGTGTCTTTGTCGGGTGCATCACTGGTGATGATCCGCCAAGCTCTAGCCTGTGCCTTGTCCCAGAGGTCTGGGTTGAAGTCGATGATCTCCTCGTACACCTCACTATTGTTCTTGTTGACCACTACCACCATGCACATGGTCAGGCCAAGAGCGCCCATGTAGGCGTGAATCTGCCATCGATACGTTTCGCTCCAGGCTTCGTAGCTCTGCAGCTTTACAAGCTCCTTGAACCGCTTGTCGTTGGCGCTTTTTACCTCAAGCAGCAAGACCACCTCTTCACTAGGCGGTGGGAATACGCCTTTAAGAAGGCCGTCACAGGAGCCTGCGAAGTGACCGCCAAAGAACGATGCACGGAATTGGTTGCCGTCCTTGTCATGAGATGCAATGGAAATAACATCGGTGTCTCGTATGTTATCAACCACCTGGTCTTCAATCCGATTGCCTAGGTCAAACAGACGCAGCATCCTGCCTTTGAATGTAGATGGCAGGCACCAGTGAAAGCCCATCCACTGCTTGTACTCATCGTCATCACCTATCCCGCTGAAGCCGAGGTGGCCACGGCTACGGCTTTCCTTCTCTGCTATTTGTTCATCGATCCGATCAAAAATGGACACTAACGACATTCCAGTACCTTCCTTCTTTTCTTACAGTTATTTGTTTGATGTGACTGAGCACACGTTCATTGTTCACTTGGTCAACCGCATCATCGATGTTGATTGGGCAAGCGTAATTGTTTGTCAGGGCCCGCCACTTGCGCTCAGCTAGTGAGCCTGCTTTGCCGCGCATACCCAGCATGATGGGCATGTTCTGTGGCCAGTATTCGTTAGGGCTAGAGAACGCAACGTTTAAATAATCGTTACCACTCTTCGATGTCTTTCTTTGTGCAGTGATGAAATCAATGTTCTTGATCTTCTCAAGCTTCTGCGCTGGCTCATCAAGCTCATCAGATAACACAGACCCTTGGGCCGCCTGCCTGGTTGCGGCAGCATCCTTCTCTTCTTCTTCAAACAGCTTGGGCTGCTGTACAGGCGCTGGCTTGGGTGCGCCACACTCGACGCAAGTCTTATCGTCTATGTCGTTGACGGCGACACAAGAGTCACAAATCCAGATCTTTGTCTCTTTTTCTTTGTCTTCATCCTTAGGCGTGACAGGTCTGGCGGTATCAATGCAGCCATGGCGGTTCATGTTCTCGCCGTAGTCCAACAGCAAGCAGTCTTTCTTGTCACCCCAGGTCCGCATGCCACGGCCACAGATCTGCATGTACAGGCCCAGTGATTTGGTGGGGCGCAGCAATGCGATGCAGTCGGTACGAGGCGCGTCCCAACCCTCAGTGAGCACAGCCACGTTACACAGCGCGTGTATCTTGCCGTCCTCAAAGCGTTCCAGTATATCTTCACGCTGAGCCTGGGGCGTTTCACCCGTCACAACTGCAGCCTCGATGCCCGCCTGACGTAGGTACATGCACATCTTTTCAGCATGAGCCACGGTGATACAGAAGAACACGCTGCTCATCCTGCCCTTGCTGTACGCCTTATCGATCCAATCGGCAACGATGGCCAACATGGTTTGATCTTCCATGGCCAGCTTTGCAATGTCGGATTCACGGTAGTCACCACCTTTGAATTTCACTCGCGCAGTAGAAGCATCGATCACAGCGTCATCGCTGACCTTGTATGCCGACAGGCGGCACAGATAGCCGTTCTTGATCATTTCGGGTATGCCTACGCGGTAGGCTACGCCTGAGAAAAACTGACCGTCTAGGCCGTATATAAAGCCCTGACCCATACGGAAGGGGGTGGCGGTCACGCCAAGGATCTTGGGCGGTGTCCACTGCTCTTCATCAAAGTAATCAAAGATCTTGCGGTATCGCGTCTTCGGGTCCGGCGCCACATGGTGGGCCTCGTCCACGATGATGTAGTCGAAATGGCCAGAAGAAGCCAGTCGCTTGGGTGTAGCCAGCGTATCTCTGCTGGCAATCACGATACGACCATCGACTTCGTACTGGCGAAGACCGGCTGCAAGAATCCCAGATGGCGCACATGGCCATACTTTCTTGAGTTTGTCTTCAGCCTGGGTGACAAGCTCCTGTCGATGCGCGAGGATCAAGACTCTGCAGTCAGGCTCTGCATCGAACAGTTGCTTGATGAGGTTGGCAAAGACAACTGTCTTGCCAGCCCCAGTAGGCAGAACGATTAGCGGATGTGTTGCTTGGGTATCAAACCAGTGCAGTGCTGCTTCAATTGCTTCTTCTTGGTAATACCTTAACTTCATCACTTCGCTCTTCAATCAATCTTTTATAGGTGTTGCGCCAGTAATTCTTAGCCCAACTATCCTCTGGTGATTTGTAAATGCACCGCAGAACGGCGCGTTTACGAATTTTGAATCGAGATTCGGTAGCTAATGACATATCCTCTCCTCTTCTTCATCTTCATCACGCAAGAAATCAACAGCTTCTTTATAACTGCCATCTTTAATGCGGCTAATAACCTGAGGCAGCAGTTGAGACATTAGCTCTATGTCGCCATGAGCCATGTTCCAACCAAGCGAATACACCATCATGACCTCGACCAGGATGCGAGAGTCTAAATCTTTCGCGCTGACTTCCATCAAGTTCCTGATCAGGTCCATGGCGTACTCGTGATCTTCACTGCCGCCTTCCATTTCAATATCGAACTCTTCATCACTCATGCTTTGATAACCAAACATTGCAATTGATCATCAAAATCAAACTCGCACGAAGCCAATGATTCAAGCTTCTTGCACACTTGATTAACTCGTTCTTCTCGATAATGCACAGCCCGAATAGAAGCAAGACTGTATTCAATCCCGTCTGCCGGATACTCCATTGCGCTACGATCACTTTCGAGATCTAGCTGGGTGTTGTGCAACACATCTAGAACTAAAGCGATATCTTCATCGCTTAAAGATTCAGCTTTTTTAACAGCAGGCTTGGAAGCTGGCTTAGGCTTTTCATCACGAGGATCAGAAGTTTTTTCAGGGTTTTTCCCTAGCCAATCGACATACTTCTGCATGACCCTCTTGGATGGTTTGGCGACATCGCCTTCAACAAAATCCTTCAAGCTCTTGCGATCAACACTAACGCTCTTGGCAATGACCGCAGTCGCTGCCGTTTTCTTCGTTCCGCTTTTGACGGCTTCAGCCATGATGTGGCTGTTCAGTGCGTTACGGGTGAAGCGTAATGTTTTTTCAGAATGTAAGTTCATATCAGTTCCTTTCTGTTTGAATTAGTCCCGCCTTCGGTCACACGGACGGGAACGTGGGTATCAAGCCTCTACCGCACCAATTGCAACAACGGACAATGCGGTATCGGCCCCGACCAATTTCACATCAAGACCAGCTTGCGGTGTTCAACCCAGGGGCTGGCGTGGCTTGTGCCTGTTGTGGCTGCTCAGTTTGAGCGTGAGCCTGAGGCGCACCGGCACCAGACTTGTATCCACCAATCTTGTTGCTGGGCCCGTACTGGCCTGAAGCAGGCTCGACCTTGATCGCTGCAGTAAACTGCTTGCCCATCGCGGCACGAAGCATGTCGGTGTTCAACGACTGAGATGCATCCTGTCCTGTTGATCCGATGAAAGCCTTCAGTCGAGACAGGCCAACCTGGTTGTTGAGAACAAAGTAATCCCAGATCTTACGACCTGCGTGAGTTGGTCCAACTACGTTGAACTCAATCTTGATCATCTCGTTACCGGCCTTCGACACCTCTTCGGTGAACAGCGCCGCAGCTAGTGTGTAGTCCCCTTCTGGAAACGGTGTGTTGTCGTTGTCAGTAACTTCAATATTGCTGACATCGATACCTTGATCTAATAGACCCATAGTGCTGCTCCTTTAAGCTGCTTCAGTGTTTGTGTTTGCAGCGAGTGCTGCGTTGTAAGCTTCCATGAACTTATCCCATGAAAACTCAAGCTTGGAGGGCAGGTCGATACGAGACTTCGCATCGTATGCCGCAGCAAACTTTGTATACAAACCACGGTTACCGTAGCTGACACCTCTGGCCTTCTGGCCGTCCTTGATCAACTGGGTTTCGTAGTTTGCGAACAGGTTGAAATCAACCCAATCTTTGATAAGCGCGTTCACCTTCTTGTTGCAACGCATCTCCCATCGGTCATACGGCTCCAGTTCAGGATCTTTGTATGCCTTGGAAGCAACGTGGCTTAACAAGATGATGTTCATACCCTTCTGGGTATGCAGCGCATTGAGGCCTGACAGCAAGTGTACCCAAGAGTTTTCTTCGGCAACGTAGAACGCACCGTATCCTGCCTTGGGGTCTGCCGCCGATGTCCAACCATTCTGAGCACACACATATGCTTCGCCCAACTTGGCGGCAGCGTCAGTGGTATCCAGCACAACCGTCTTATACGGATGCTCTTCCATGACAAGCGTCTTCACTTGTTCAAGAAGCTCCTGCCATGTATCCGCTTGAGGGAAGCGCGGGGCGCTTATGAATGACAGGCCATCTTCTGCCTGTATAAAGATAGGGCTGTCAGCCCCTGCACCAAAGGTGCTTTTACCGATACCGTCCGTGCCCTGGATGTTTATCCTGACAGGCGGTATTGAGCCACCGCTTTCGCGGGTGCTCGTCACTTGCTGAAGTAACGACATGCTATGCCTCCTTTATGTTTTCAGCCTTGATGGTTTTGACCTTAGGGTCACCGAGTTTGATCGAGTGTGCATCGTGCCACTTGCCTGAATCCTTTGGATGGTTCATGGCATACGTCTGAAACGAACGCATATCGATCTTGTAGGAAGTGTGCTGGGAAACAAAGGAAGGCCACTCGCTTCGAGGAGTATCCTCTAGGAGTTCATCAATCCGGGGTTGATCCCAGATGTGGGTACGACTAATGGCGACGGTGATGCCGTCTTTAGTCTTCTCACCACCTTCATTGTGGATGGGTCTTAGAAGCTCACTTGCTTCTTTTGAATCAAGGATTTCACGTTCAATCCGTTGGATGTGCCGATCAATCTCTGCTTTCTTTTCTTTCGCTCCAAGCCATTGCTTAGCCAAACATTCAATGCTTGCCATATCCTTTTCCTTTTCTATCTATCTATCAACTCAACTCTCTACGGAACCGAGAATGACTTAGGCGAAAGAAAAGTGCAACACCTTTTGGAAAAAAAATTGTAATAAAGAATATAGCAGGATAATATCGGCGCAAGGTTTAAGGAGCCAGAAATGGACTATGTGATAGAAAAGAACTCCTCCGTGCCGCCACACGGTACAAAAGGGTCTGGCAAATGGCAAAAGCTTTTATCAAAAATGGAAGTCAATGACGCGATATTTTTGAGCAGCGAAGAAGAGGTCAGATCTATTAGGACTTCTGCGTACAAACTGGGAATGAAGGTCAGGTCAAGAAGGATCAAAGAAGATTCTTACTGGGTTCAAAGGGTGAAATGATGATGCCTTTTTTATCCTCTGATTCAGACGGGCCCATGTCACCCGAAGCAAAAGAAGAACTCCTACACACGATGTGGGAACACGGGATGCACATCATCCCATGCGGGTCGCCAAGCGAGGTTGTGCCGCAGTACTTCAGACAAAGACACCCCTTCGATACCGAAGAAGATCTCAAGGCCAAGTGGGCAAAGACCCCACGAGTTAAATGGCAGCACTACCAAAAGATTCAGCCTTCCCAGGATGAAATCGTTCAGTGGCATGCTCAGTACCCAACGGCAAACTGGGCAGCGATTACCGGCATATCATTCGCCGTAGTTGATGCAGACTCAGATGACGCTGTGAACTGGATAGATGCAGGCGGCATTACGCGAACACCACTAACACAAACTTCGCCTCGAGGAGGGAAGCACTACTTCTATTCCCTAGGCAGTGGTCCGATGATCCGCAACAGCGTGGGTCAGAATAAGCTAGATGTGCGAGGCGATGGCGGGTACGTCATGGTCGCTCCATCTTACGGTTACACCATGACCTGCGACAAAGCATACGGCGTGACCGGCATGGATGACCTGCCGATGTTAGGCGAGGCTGATATACAACAGGTCCATGTCTTCAACACCGGCAGCAAAGTCGAAAGCATTCGAGACAAACTTACAGAAGACCCAAAGGAGCAAGGCAGTCGTAACGACACCTTGGCGAGGCTGGCAGGTAAGTGGGTGAAAGAAGGCTGGGGTATGCGTGAGGTGCTGATCAAAGCACAAGACTGGAATCAAACATGTGTGCCGCCTATGGATTTGATTGAGGTCACCCGTACCACAATCAGCATCGTCAACGGCCACATCAAGCGGCACCCAGAAGATGTCAATGCAGGCATCATGGGGTGGGAGACATCTACTTGGCAGACAGAGATCAACGAAGATCTCAAAGAACTGCAGTCACAAGAAGACCCGATTGAAAAGCTCAAGCGCGATGGTGAAGAAGAACCAGAGCAGGGGCCGCTAGGACTTCAGGCGTTCAATGCAGATCAGTGGTCTACCATGACCGACGATGGCATCGAACAGTACTGGGGCGATGCCTTCATCTTTCAGAAGAGTCGGGTGCTGCTACTGGGGAAGCCAAAGATTGGTAAGTCGAACTGGCTTGGTGCATTCGCAGCCGGTGCGACAACAGGTACAGACTTCATGGATGTCGAGTTCAGCCGTCCGCTCAAGGTGATGTGGTTCCAGGCTGAGATCATCGCAGAGTTCTTGAAGCGACGTATCGACACATACTATCGGCGCTTTGAGTTTGATCAGGACTTGTTGTCCATGGGGCACAGCAACCTGATCATCAGCGGCAGGCTACGCAAGAACCTGATGCGCGACCAAGACATTGAACAGTTCAGCCAAGAGATCGCGTTCCACAAACCCGACATTGTCATGATCGACCCGATCATTAACTTCTTCGATGGCGAAGAGAACTCCAATACAGAGATACGCAAACTCTTGGATCGTGTTGATATGCTGATCGACATGCACGGTATCAGCGTGGTGATCGCTCACCATACAGGTAAAGAACGGGCAGATGATAAGTCGTTCATGTCTGCACGAGGCGGCAGTGTGTTCGCAGGATGGTTTGATAGCGGTATCAAGCTCAGTGGCGAGAAGCCTGATGTGTCTATCTTTTACGAAGCGCGTAACGCTATGGAACCCAAGGAGCATCTGGCCAGCTTCGACTTCGATGATGGCATGTGGAAAGTAAATGAGTTCACGCCGCGCAATGTGAAGGCGCCGCTCAGCGAAGAAGATGAGGTTAAGATCGCAGGGATCGTGGTTGATGCGATGAGTAGTACAAAGTTTTATATGCGAAAGGAGCTAGAGCTTCTGGCGAAGGAAGCTTTGAGCAAAGCGGGCGCGAATAGCGGCGAGAAAGCCGCGATGAAAGCTGTGTCGTATGTACAGAAATACAAAGGCTCCGTGGTCAAGACGCATGCACAGCCTGGAATGGCGGTGTGGCATTATCTGGAATCGAATGAAATGACAAAGCCTTGGGAGTGATATGAGTAAGCTAACCGTAATCAGCCTAGGCGCAGGCGTACAGTCTAGCGTGATGGCGTTGATGGCAGCGAAGGGTGAGATCACACCCATGCCTGACTACGCGATCTTCGCAGACACGCAAGCAGAACCCGATCACATATACGAATGGCTTGACTGGCTGGAAACACAGCTACCGTTTCCCGTTCTGCGTGTGACACGGGGCAACCTGTTTGAAGATGTCATGGACCCAAGCAACAGAAGCGCATCACCACCGTTCTTCACCGCATCTCCAAGCGGGGTGGGCGAGGGCATCCTTATGCGTCAGTGTACCCGTGACTACAAGGTCACGCCGATACAGCGCAAGCTGCGCGAACTGGCAGGCTACAAGCCGCGCCAACGTATCCCAGCGGACACAGTCGAGCAGTGGATAGGTATCAGCACCGACGAGATACAGCGGATGAAGGATGCGCCAGAGAAGTGGTGCAACAACCGATGGCCGTTGATCGAAACTCGCATGTCACGATGGCACTGCCTGCGCTGGATGCGCGACAACGGGTACAATGAGCTACCTCAGAAGAGTGCATGTACCTTCTGCCCCTATCATGACAACGCCTTCTGGCGCGAGATGAAAGCAACAGATCAGAAGTCCTGGGCCCAAGCCGTCCAGGTGGATGAGCACATACGAGATAACTTCAGAGGCACAACGAGCAAGATCTACATACACCGATCACTCGTGCCGCTGAAGGACGCAGATCTTTCCGATCCCGCAGAAAACCAGATCACCATGGACTTTGGTGACGAGTGCGACGGGATGTGCGGGGTGTGATAGGCAGGCATAAAAAAGCCCCGCAAGACGTACAAAAGGATTAAAGACGCCAAGCGGGGCAAACACACTCAGTTAAGGAGACTTCGTGTACGGCGGAAGATACGGCAGCAACAAAGGAATGTAAAGAGCG